GGAACCGCCCATGTCAACCTTCAGGTTCAGTTCCCGGCCGATCATATAACCACTCTCACCACGTGCCGAATCGGTCGTGTATACGGCATCGCTTGATTCTATCAGATGAAATCTCGTCTTCAGATATCCGGAAAATGTACCGGAATTGGCCTCCATCGACCCATCCTCCAGAATCTTGAAATTGTCGTTCGCTGTCACCAAGCCCTCCATACGGATGTTCTCCGCAGTCAGTTTCACCACGGTCCGTTTATTCCCGGCAGTATCCGTTTCCTCCACACCCACGCCGATCAGCGCCAGTTTACCGTCGGGACCTTGCATATAAATGCCGGAACCTTCGGGCTTTACCATAAGGCCGGTTTCCTGCAGGCAGTTCTCGTCCTTGTCGAATACGGCGGCCGAAATCTTAACCAGGCGTTCCGATTGTTCAAACAGGGTCTTGTACCGGTGAGCCAGGGATTCCACCTTGTCGGTGGAGAGGATGAGCATGTACAAGTAAATATCACCGGTAAATGACAGTTTGAAATCACCCGTTCCGTTCCAAAGCCCGCTGCATGTGTACTGAACGTATCCGTCCGTTTCAGCCAGTTCTTCCTCCACCTCCAGGCTGTTGAAATTCGCAAAACCAGTCTTGTCAACGTTCTCGAATTCAATCCGCAGGGTACCGGCTTTCGCGCAACGGTAGAAGAAGGTCAGATAAACCGGAACAGCCTCCTTTTTGTCCTCACCGTTCCCGGGAAAGGAAGGGACGCTTTTCAAATTCACCCGTTTCTGGAGGATATATTTGTTACGGATCCGGACTACCGTACGACCATCGTCCTGTGTCACGCTTGCACTGTCACCTTTTTTGGAAAGAACATTGTTATTTGCCCATATCCAGCGGTTACCTACCAGGAAGAATACAGTCTCGTTCTCCGTGTTCCATTTTTCCAGACCGTCATCAAAAGCGGCGTTGTTCAAATAACCACGATCGGCGGCGAAATCCTGACGGAGAGCCGTAATGGAACTTGTTATTTTCCCTTCAACGATCTCGAATTTCGTCTTAATGTCTTCGCCGGTTACCAGAAGGAAGGTACCGCGCAGATAAGCATTGTCGCTGTACAGACCGTTGCCGTGCGGCTGGTTGTCTGCGGGGAACCAATCATCCTTGATACCGTCCAGATTACCCAGACGTGCGCGCAGGCAGTCCGTAAAGTTCTTCGCCTTCACGCCGTCCATAACATCCACCCTCGGTTGTCCGTCCTCAGTGGCGCTTATCAGTATAAGGTTCTGCCTGAGCGTATTCCGTGTGTTACCCATCAGCACGCATTCATCTCCCGGAACCGGCAGTGAGGTGTCAAATTCTTCCTCGGCTACCAGGATACTGTTACCTTCCACCCCGGCCACTTCCACCCAGTAATTTTGCAGCGTCCCGCCGCTAAATGTGGCACAACGCATCAGGTCATGCGCCACAAAAGTATTATCCTGCTCAAAGGTGATAAAATAGTAACCGTCCTGCTTTTCAACGCTTTTTATCTTGCCGTTGGCTGCCGACACGCAGAGCTGGCCGCCGACACTCCTCACTTTCTCAATCAATAGCTCCAGCACTACCATGATCTGCCGGACGGTCAACTTGTCCAGTGTTAAATTGGCCAGCCCGTTTTCATCAATCCAAAGTTGGAACCCCTCCCCCAAAAGGCCGTCCACAAACTTGGCACTGCGAAGCAATTCCCGGATAACAAGGGAAAGCAGTTCCGCATTCCCTTTGCCGTCAATCGTTCCTCCACGTTCACCGGCTTCAAAGTCTCCGGCATCGATACCCTCGTCAAAGATGATCTTCCTTTTGGCGCGGTCACGCTCGTTTTTATTCAGGAACTCATTCCGGCTTTTCCTGGCAGAAAACAGGTTGTTATCCGTGGGTACGGTCTTGTCCCAACTCCGGATAATATCAGGGAGGGATGATCTTTCCACTGCTGTTTTCGTGTAGTTCTTTACACCCTCGATATTGTTATTGATGGATTCCATCACACCGGTGGAAATAGCATCACTTATCTCAAGGTCTACCTGGGAGGGTAATGTCACCTTTCGCGTAAGCCGTGTTATACGGCTGCTCCGGTAGCCTGTTTCCGGGAAGTACTCTATACTTTCCAAACGCACACGACGACCCAGATAAAGGCTTATATTGTTTTGTTCGATATAGACATGGTCTGTAGGCCCCTTATACACCGAAATGTCAAGGGCATTATCTTCATTGTATTTATCCACGGCCGTACGAAATTCCTCTTCAGCCAGGGCGTAATACTCATCAGGCATACGGGTATTCCATAGGATATATTTGTCACCGGCTTTCGGAACCAGCTTGTCACCGGGAAGCTGGGTATCGTCATCATACGGCCAAATGGTTTTAATTTCGAACTCGCGGGTATCGCTGTCGAAATTCACCTCAAAATAATAGTTCCCGTCTTCATCATCCCCCAGCCCGGCAAGGTCGCTGCCCTCCTGAAAAGAGACACGTTTCACCTTGCCGCCCAGTTCGTAACTGTTCGGATCGAAATTCAGGGTATCGTCTTTAAAGTAGTAAATAGTGAAAGGGGTACCGTCCTCACTGTTTGCCTGCTTGCTCCGTACACTGCTGACCGTACCGACACGACGCGGGTAGATATCCGCGAAGGCATCTTTCTCGTAATGGTGGAAGATACCGTACTTGTCAGTGTTGACATCCACGTACTTCTCACCACCGGGAAGCTGGAGGCGGCTGTGCCCGTATTTTTCCGGGTCAATATTCCGGCTGCTTCCGATCGGGAACAAACGGGTATAAAATTTGGCGTTGTCGGCCTTGTCACGTTCGATTTCCGTGAGTCCCCGGCCATAAGCCAGTGTAATCTCTTCCCCATGCTCGCAACGGCAGATGTTCACCGTCTGCCCCTCTACCCACCATTCAGCCCCGGGTACTTTACCGGCAATTTCTTTCAGGGCATCATTGCAATACTTGCCTTCGTAATCTATCACAATGTTATCCGCACCCTCAACCGTGCCGACCTTCCAGTCGGTGGTATTATTCATGCCGTCATTGATAGCCTTTACTATCAAGGCTACATGTTCCCGTGGCGGGGCGGTAAGGGTAAATACCGGTTCCGGATCACCGTCCACCGTATTGAGTACCAGGAATCTTTTTATCAGGCTTTCAATTCCGTAAAACTTCACATCGTATTTCCACTCCTGCGTGTTCTTTTCATTCGGGAAATATCGCTCCGTCAGCCAGTAGCGTTCTCCCTCAAAATCCACGTAATCGTTCACATCCAGAGGGACATATTCATATAAAGTAAAGGATAACGTCAGCACATTGTCCGACTGGAGTGCCTTCACCTGCGTGGAACTGTCCTCCGGGGAAAGGAGGGCTTTCTGCTGCCTGTTGCTGTCATATACTGTTAAAAGCATGTTTGAACGTCATTTTAATGGTGTTAAATAACCGGTTCGGGTTCATGGAATTTCACTTTGAAGCGTCCGGCCTGCACGCCTTCCTTCCAGAGATAAGTCAGTGGAGTGAAGTTAGTGCTATCCAGATAATGCACGCGCATCGTCAGTTCCAGCTGCGGGAAGTAAAGGGACAGCCATCCCTTGTTCCCGGTTTTCAAAAAGGCGATGAAGTCCATGTACTTCTTCAGCCATTGTTTTTTTGTCGGGGCATACAGGGCAAAAAGAAGCGTCACGTCACGAGCCTGGTTGGCCACAATGAGTTCATCGGAGTATTTTTCACCGTTTTTCTCGCGGATATCCACCGCCGTATGCTCTTTCGTCTTGCTCGCAGCCAGGATGGCCTTCAGGTTGTCACAGCCGCCGCGCTTCTCTTCCGTCAGGAATACACCGTACTCCGTCCAGACATCGATACCGTTCACAAGGAACAGCCCGCCTATGATTGTATCCATACTCATGATCTCAGTTTTACTCCGTCACGTTTGATTGTATTGATATCCTCGGCGATAACGGAAAGGGATTTCCTGCACTCGCCGGTATGTTCTTCTATCTTGGCCAGATGACTTTCCGCCATAGCCATACGCCCGGCGACATCCTCGACTTTCTCGTCGATACTCACCCAGTGGTTCAGCCCGGAAGTGAACATGCCTTCCAGCTTCGTGCCCTGGTCCTGGCTCATCGCGGAAAAGCTGCCGGTTTTCCCGCTCTGGGTGGTCGTGGAATCATCCGTTATACCCGCAGCCTCAAATGCTTCGTTTTTCTTTGCGTTCGCCTTGTCGTATATGTCCTCATAGCGTTTGCGCAGAATGTCAGCTTCATTCTCCGAGAGGATGCCGTCAGACATGTATTCAGCGAAGGTTTCCTGCCATTTTTTGAGTTCATCGGAATAGGTCCCGTCCACAATGGATTTCAGGATGGCGTTTTTCATAAATTCGTCCACGCTTGCGATCACATCCTTTGAATCGGTTTCAAAGTCTTTCAACAGGTCTTTCATCCCGCTTTTGATACTGTCAAAGGAGGTGTCGGTAATGGCATCCTGCCATTGCTGCTGGAGTTCAAGCAGGGTATTCGCATCCGCGATATATGTATCCAGCCATTCATCCTGGTTATACTTCCCACTGTGTATCTTTTCCCAAATGTCGGGGAGTTCCTGGAGCTTTGCCAAATCTTCCGGGGAAAGCCGCCAAAGGTCGGAAGCCGACCGAAGTGTTTTCCCGACATGATCCGAAGCCCGTTGCCAGTCGCTCCAGCCGAAAGCGTCATTGATATAATAGTCATTCGAATGGTGGGAGGAGTGATATCCCATCTTGGCTTCAAGCATCTGCCGGTCATTTTCGGTTTTCTGTACCTGTTTGTTATAGGCTGCTTTGTAATAATCAGTGGACTGGGCACCGCCGGAATTCTCCATTTCGTTCGTCAGTTTCTCGATGGCTGCCACCAGGTATTTATTACTTTCCGTCAGACGATCGACTATCTCGTTCACCTCCTTGGCGTTACTGCCGTTTATCTTGCCCATCCATGAATCCCAACCGCCAAATGTTATGGAATTAAGGATGCTGCCTATGCCGTCCCGGAGGGATTTACCGATAGTGACGAATATGTCACCCGACAAAACATCGCTAAGTATCCCACTGATCGCATCGAATATCGAGTCAAGCAACGGACCGACAAGGTTGCTCAAACCGTCTTTGAAAATATCGATAATGGAAATGATCCAGCCTATAATCGGAACATCCTCTATCTTTTCCGCCACTTTTTCAAAAGCGCCTCCCATAGCCTTACCCGTCTGGATCAGCCCGTCATAGGCATTCCTTAATCCACCGGATGCCAGTTTTGACAGACCTTCCGTCACACTTTCCATATTGACCTTCAGATTGGTGGCGGTAGAAGACAGGTTCTGCTGGTTCTGGTTGACGATATCCGTCTGCGTCTTCACATTCTCGGACGCGGCATCCGCATTGCTTTGGGCATTTTCAAGGGCAATTTCCGCAGCCAGCTGCTCCTGTTCCGTGCCGTTCTTTACCGCTTTTTCATAATCTTCCTGCGCTTTTTTAAGTTTGGTGATGGCGGCCGATTCCTGTTCCTTGAAACTATCCAGTTCAAGGAGGGAATTCTGATAAGTCGTCATGTCCTGGCCGAGCTTCTTGAAATTCAGTCCTCCCGCACCGCCAAGTGATTTTTCCATTTGGTTGATAGCGTCGACCAGGGCCTTTTGACTTGCCTGGTCGGAGTTTTTGAACTTGTCTGTCTGAAGGTATTTTTTAGCTTCGTCAAGCGCCGGCCTTATCATGCCGTCGAACATCCCGCCAAACTCACCGAATACGGTAACCCAGTCGATGTTCTGTTTCATTGCTTCCGTGTCGACACCGGCAATATCGGATTGC